TTAAAACTCATTGCAGTCTACCGGCCTTAGTTGAAAATGGTTTATATTATCTTCAATCTTATCGCATAGTAACACAACGAGATCAAAATTGTCCAGCCCTAGTATTTCTAAGATTTCGTCAGGGCTATATGTGTCCGACAAATCTTTCAGTATTTCCTCAGAAACCATGCTCGATCTCTTGCTTTGATTTACCCTCGTCCCCCACTAGGAACACTGGGCGTCCACCCCTAAACTTTAAATCAAGACCCTTGTCTGCCCAGCATACCTGCTTGTGTGGGCAGTAGGAGCAGTTGATACCCAGCTTCTTGCGACCTGAAGGCTTGTCGTCTACCTCTGAGAAGGGTCGATCAGGTGCTGCATCCTTTGACAACATCTCCCTAACGTGTTTGATCCTGGCTGACGTATCCTCTAGGTTTTCATGAGTGTACGTAGCAAGCTCGCCACCGCTCTTATCCATAGCAAGGAACGTACCGCTCTTCTTATTCATAGCGTTGGCATAGCCACTGATCTGGGAGATGTATCCGAAAGCATCGTCGTCAGGCAGTGTACCGTTCTTGAACTTCTTCATGGCAAAACTAGAGGCTGATTTAACATCAACAAGATGTCCGTCAATTACAGCGTCAATATGACCTATGATACCGTCCACTTCAATACGCTTCTGCTGGTCCTCTACAGTGTGTCCAGCCTCCTTGGCAAGGTATAGAACTAGGGCCTCAACCAGATCACCAAAGATAAACTTCAGCCGTGTCTCAGATGACAGCGGTTCTGGTTCGTGCTCTCCCTTAATGTCCAACCAGAGAGCACGATCACATGGCTTACCGAGGTTCGACATACGCAGGGCTGGTTTACGTTCCGCAGTAGAGAACCAAAGTTGTTTCCGCACTGCTTCCATAACGGTATAGCCTAGCTCAAACAGGGCAGCTTTATCAGGTTCTTTCTTACCGTTGTCCAGCAATTCGTAGATGTCTGGAACTAGGGTGTCGATGGTTTTAGTCATCTATATACTCCGCTGATGTGATGTCTTTGTGTGTTTTACAAACGCCTACTAAAACCTTTGAAAGTGTTTTTCGAGAATAACCGTTTTCTACGCACCACTGTTTAACAGTTTTGTCGTACACTTCTTCAACTCTACCACCTTTAAATGTAATCCTAAACGGTCCTCTGTAACTGCCGTTTTTAGTTCCGGACATCTTACGGTAACTCTCAACGGGCCTGAAGAAACGCCTACCACCTATGTTCTTATTGTAACAGTCTTCTCGCTCAAGACACTCAAGCTCCATCTGCAACTTCTCTTCGGTGTAGTAAAGGTCTCTCTTGTTCTTACAGAGGTGGAGTATCTCAAAAGTAAAGGCGTCTTTGCCATGCTCTTCCATTGCTTCTGTCAGAGACGCGCTGCTGCCAGTGTACTTTTTCCAAGTAGATGGTTTGTTCTTTTTGCGGCTGCCCTTCTTAAACTTCCAAAGGTGCTTGCAGCCTATGTAGAACTTTCCAGTCTCCCGGTGAGTGATGATGTAGACAAATCCTAGATGGTCTGCAACATTGAACTCACCGGAAGTTTGGACATCCCAATGCCCGTAGTCAGACACTTAGAACTCTACGCCTTCTGCGACTTCCTGGAAATCGTTGGGGGTTTCATCGTCGAACGCAGCGTTGGGTGACTTGTATTCCACAGCATTGGTAAACTTAACACCTGCGATAAAGGTTGTAACACCCTCTCCAAACTTGTTGTTATATGGGCGCTGGGTTACCTTAACAACACCAGTGGTCCCCTCACCAAGCATCTTAGGACCGTCGTATTCTGAACCATCCTTATTGTACAAGTCTGGCTGGTAGTTGCTCTTTAACTGTACATAGGCCAAGCCGTTGAACTTGTTGTCGTCCTGTTTCACAGGCAGTTTAAGCTGCTTTGCCTTCTTAACCTGATCTCCCTCAAGAGACACAGCGCACGAATAGCGGTCGAACTTGTCCTTCTGGTCGAACAAGTATGTGTAGTACAGGTTACCTTCGATGTATGCATCTGCCATGTTAGTGAATCTCACTCCAATTGTTTCCGATTTGTACGTCACAGTCTAACTTACAACGTAAATTATACTCTTGGTTGACCTGTGATATAGCTATTTTAACACAGTCAGACACAGAGTCAATACTTTCTTTTCCACATTCTATAACCATCTCGTCGTGTACCATTGCTACCAGTTTTGCCCCGGTTTTCCGGGCTTTCATGGTGGCAGCGGTATTCATAAACCACTTCTTCATAAGCACAGCGGAAGAGCCTTGAATGAGCGTATTGATGCTTGCGTGTGGATGTCTCACCACTAGTTGTCGGCCATCTATTGCTCTCAAGCGCCCTTCCGTTGTCCCCTTGTGCACCACTGCCTCTCGTAGTCTAGAGAACGACGGCAGGTTAGACAAGAAACGTTCTCGCAGAGCCTTACCGTCCTTGGCGGTGCCGTTAACTACCGAACCAATCTTGGCATCACCGGCACCATAGAGCAGAGCGTAGATGAATGTCTTCGCCTGATCTCTGGTGTCTAGTCCAGCCATATTCTGATTGGCGGTATGTATATCTCCATTTAGGATTTCCGTAGTGTACTCTGCATCATCCATGTAGTGCGCCAGAACCCGCAACTCTAGCCCGGCAGCGTCAGTGTCTATCAGAACGTTACCGTAATCTGACTTCCACATCTGTCTACACTCTAGGCCAAAAGGTTTACGTAGGGACGGTATCTGTTGCAGGTTAGGGTTACTGCACGACATACGGTTTGTTATGGCACCCAGGGTACGGTAGTGACAATGTACACGGTCTGCTTCTCCGCAGGACTTCAACCACGAGTCAATCATGGCGGTACGCTTCTGTAGCATGAAGTACCGGGCCAGTATCTGAGCCTCTGGTATGGAACAGTCTTCCAATGTGCTCTCATCTACCTTGGGTTGTCCTGTAGGTGTGAACCCCCGTGGCTTCCATCCCTTCTCTATAAGCCTCTCACCGATCTGCTTGCGACTAGCTGGGTTGAACGGCTTCAACTTAGTCTTGGTCTTCAACTGGATCACCTCTGGTTCAAAGGTGTCCTGCATCTGTACTACTATTTCTTCCTGCTCCAATAGAAGCTTGGAGTACATCTTATGTGCCAGTTTTTTGTCAAAGGCAAATCCGTTTTCTTCAACGTGTGAGGCCAACCGCTGCATACGGTGTTCGTCCGTGATTGCTTTCTCTGAAAAATCTTTGGTCTCTTCACAAACTATCCCATACACCTTGGCACAGAGGAGAACGTCCTGCTCACAGTAGGCTATCATCTCATCTGTAAGCTGTTCCCACGATTCCTCATAGGAACCCTTATGGAAACCTAGACGTTCTCCCCATGCCTTCAAGCCGTGGCCCTTTTCCCTGTCGGGCTTTGCCATGCGAGACAAGATAAGGCTGTCCGTCTGCTTGGCAACAGGAACCGTAACTCCCCATAGTTTACGCAACGCAGGGAAGTCAAAGGTCGAGCCATTGTGAGCAACAATCTTGTCAAAGCTGTTAAAGTACTCGCGTACTCCCACAGGATTTAGGAACGTCTTGACAATGTTGTTGTCCACATCGAGCGTGACCAGGCAATGGATACGGTTGTAATCCAGCCCGTCAGTCTCAATGTCTATCACAAGAGTGTTTAGCAATTCAGTTCTCTCCAGCTAACTGAAAACAGTTTACCACAATGATCTGAGATTGCAAGAGCTACTTCACGGGTTTCTTCTTGGGCAGTCTCTTCCAACCTAAGCTTACAAACTCTAGAGAAAGCGGCCACTGATCCGGTCCAGTACCATTCGGTATAGGTAGACTGAGGCAGGACTGCTCTAGCTTGCTCCTCACATACCTTTAGTTTCAGAAGCCTGTTATAGGCGTCAATAGAGTGCGAGATGGACGAGGCGTAGATATCCTCCACGATACCTTGGGAGACCACTCCAAAGCTTTCGGAGCCTTGCTTCTTATCCTCACTCTGCTGCCTCCACAGGTCCGATATCCAAGCTTCCGGCTTGTCAGAGACATAGCGTCTGCTAATCTCGTTCCAGACAAGTCCGACTTGGTGCTTTGCCAACTGCCTAGCAACAAAGATGGGGGCTTTAACGTGGAAGGTAACACTGGTGTGTCCAAAGGGTGTCCAGTGGTTGTGCTTGGCCAAGAACCCGATCAGCTTCTCATCCTTGGTGTCAAGAGTATCACTCATCTTACCAAAGCTGACCCTGGCGGCGTTAACCACTGACAAGTCTGAACCCATGTGATCAATTAGTTCTACTTCCATTACCCTTGACCTCTCTTCCTTGACAACGACCCTGCATCTGGGGAACGTTTGTTCAGACGCTTGGTATGGTTAAGTGGTGACAGTTTACCTCTACGCTTTGTCTTAGGCACAGGGGTGTAGGAGCTAACTCCATGATTACTTTTCTTCGCCATTTTCCTCTTCCTTTTGTATCTTCTGGACAGCGTTGTTGAGCTTCCAGAAGGCGTCCACGAGCTGAGAGTAGTCAGACAGCCACATATCGCCATCGTACTCCATTAGAGTACTAACAGGGTTGCAGACCAGAGGCTTCAACCGCATGATAAACTCTTCCGGTGTTATCTCTACGTTATATTCCCAATTCAGCATTGTACCTTTAGATTTAGACATAACTAAAACTCCTGTTCGATGGTTGTCATGCGTCCTGTCTTCTTATCGTAGAACAGTCTACCAGCTAGTCCTACGTCGCCTGTGTAGCGGCACTTGAGTACCCGTAGCGTCGTTGTGTTGCTGACCACTGGGTCGTCGCTTTGCGTGTCACGCTCCAGAGCTACGACCGTGTCACTGATCTGGGCAATGCCATGTGATCCGCGAAGGTGTCCTAGGTTGATCTCCACGCCTTCTTCATGTGACTTGTCAGAACCAAGGCGGCGCAGGTGAGTTACAAGGTGCAGGGTACAGCCTGTTTCCTCTGTCAACTGGCGCAGCAGTGTCATGGTGCGGTCAATGGCCTTCCGTTCGTCCATGATCTCAAGTCCTGAAACCAGGATGCTAAGATGGTCAATGAAGATCACCTTGCAGTCCAGTCCCTGTACCATGAAACGGACACGGGACAGTAGGTCGTCGGTGTTCATGCTGCCGAAATGGTCGTACAAGTAAACACGTCCGGTGCCTAGAGTATTCGCAAAGTGTTCTTTGACCTTTTCTTTAGGATACTTGCTGAATACTTCGTTAAGATGTAGTGGCAGGTTGGCTTCAACAGCTAAGATACCGCGTCTGGTGCGGTCCACGCTCTCTTCAAGGGCGATGATACCAATGTTCAGGTCGGTGTTCTTGATGTAGTAGTGCTGCAACTCCCGCAGGATACTTGATTTACCTACGCCTGTACCAGCAGCCCATGTGACGATCTCTCTGCCACGGGTGCCAAGTGTCTTCTCCTGTAGACCGGGGAAGGGGAAAGCTAGGCTTCGGATGTTCTGCTCGTCCCACAGGCGGTCAAAGTTGTCAGCACCGTTGTGGATACCAGAGGGCGTATATGAATACGTGTCTTTCAGATGCGCCAAAAATTCATTGCCTAGGCCACGCTTGGTATACTCACAGGCGTCCTTGTGCTCAAGGTTCACAACGTAGGCTTTGCCTGGAGACAATAACTTGGCGCACTTCTCTGCTGCACTGAGGCCCGGTGTGTCACTGTCGAAGCAGATGAACACTCGTTCGTAGCGTTCGAGCAATTCCAGGTTCTTCTTGAAGTCACGCTCCGCACTGGCTGCACCGCTCTTGATACTCAGGACAGGCACCAGTGTGCTCTTAGGGCTGTCGCTGACCTTGGTGGAGCCTAGGGGAATGCGGTTAGCCATCTGGAACGCTGCCAGAGCGTCAGCCTCACCCTCAGTGATGATGATAGTCTTGGAGCGTTGCGGAGCAGCCTTGCCCAAAGTGTGTGAACCAAACAGTTCGCACTTGGTAAAGTCGCCTTCGGTCTTGTGAGCCTTGCCGGGCATACGAACCTTGCTGGCTGTCTGCACGCCATCGACAAAGTATGGGAAGTTAACCGTAGACCCATTGTCGGAGACCTTCACCTCATAGAACTCAGAGATGGCACCGCCGATCTTACGGTCTTGCCAGAGTGTGTCCTGTTCTGGCTTCTTGTAGTCCTCAATGTTGGACACGTTTATGTTCTCCATTCGGTGTTGATTACAGCTAAAGCAATATGTGTGACCGTCGTCGTATTCAGCCAGTGCATCGCTAGACCCACAATCTTCACACGGTTGGTGCGCTTTGTTAATCTGTGAACTGCTATCCATTATCGTGCGTACTCCTTATCCATCTCCGCTGCCAAAGCCGCATATCCACAAATGTCTACATAGCTGTCATCTGTTCCAGAGTGCATCAGCCTGGCAACCTTGAGTAAAATCATCATATGTGCAACGTCCATGGGTGTCAACTGGACCTGCACACGTGTCTTAGCTGACAAGTAACGAGACCACAGGCTGGCAATGCGGTTGTGGTTCTCATAGGCAGACCCATAGTCTGTGGCACGCTCACCGTTAACAAGTTCCTTGGCGGCATCTAGGCACTCGTCCCTCTGCATCAGTTGTTCTCCCTTCGTGGTTTTTTAAGGCCCTGCTCAATCTTGATCGCTGATCCCAGCAGTATTGCCAACAGTTGTGATAATATCATCTACCTTATCCTCTCTGTGAGCTAATGGGTCAACGTGGCCCAGAGCGTCTTTAACATGCCAATTACATACCGTACAAATGTCGTCTGCACTCAATACGGGCAGGGGTAC